ACGTCAGCCAATTAATGTTCCAATAATTAGAGAGACAATTCAATCTTGGATTTCTAAGATTGACGAAGCTCCTAAATTAAAGTTTGAGACACGTGATAAATCAAATAAAGATAAAGACGGAGAAATAGTATTTAATTCTATCTGGGATTATTACTATGATAAATGCAAACTTGATATTCTTGACAACATTGAAAAGAAACAAGTTGGATTACAAGGAAGAGGATTTAAGAAGATTGGTTACTCTAAAGGAGAAGTATTTATTGACCTCATTGATGGTTATGATATAGAAATTGACCCACGAGTAAATCCACTTGACTTACAAACTGCAAACTACATAATTCACACACACATATATCGTTCATTAAGAGAAATTTTAGCTAATCCAAATTATACAGCAGAGGGCAAAAAACAACTTAAAGATTTTTTGGATTCAAAAAGAGGAATCTTAAAAGCGGCAGAGGATGAGCAATCATACCAAATGAGAAAGCAACGCCTAGAAAATCTTGGTGTTACTAACTTTGATGAGTATGGAGCATCTGATGTATTGGTTGAATTAAACGAGTCTTACAAACTACGATGGAGCAACGAGGAAAATGCTTTTGTTCGTTTCTTAGATGTTATAGCTACAGACACAGTATTGCTTCAGAGTAAACCTCTTAAAGAAGCTATCGGGATTCGTAAAGTTCCTATTGTAAGTTGGGCATCAGACCCAGATGCAATAGATTTCTGGTCAGATGGTATCGCAGATAACGTAAGAACATTTAATAAGATTACCAATATGTATATTTCTCAAGACATTGAGAATAGAGCATATCGTAACTTTGGAATGTATTTCTACAACACAATGAATGGAACCTTCCAGCCACGAGCATTTGAAGCTAAACCTTTCGGAATGTACGGACTTCCAGGAAACCCTTCAGAAATAATGCAGCAAATTAAGATAGAACCTCTATCAGACGTTGCAGGACAAATCTCATGGTTAAAGACCTTAATCCAATCTTCAGTGGCTCAAACACCACTAGAAAGAGGAGTTAAGGAGGCAGGAGAACAAACACTTGGACAGGTTCAACTTTCATTACAGCAATCAAAAGGAATTAACCAAGTTGTTTCAAAGAACTACCGAGCAGCATGGAAAGAATTAGGACAATTATTCTATGAACTCTTAAAAGAGAATTCAAATGGAATGATGAAACTCTACAAGAAAGGTGGTGATGGAAACTACTACTCTAAAGAAGTTATGCCTACTGATTGGAAAACACCTAATGGTTATGAAGTTGTTGTTAAGGTAGAGGCTGAGGCTAATGCCGCTGATGACTTTGACTTAAAGAAGATTCAATACATTAAGAACTCATTCATGAACAATCCAGTAGCTATTACAATCGCCAAGAAGAAAGAACTAGAATTGCTTGGTTGGACTGGACAAGAAATAGATTCAGTTATGGCAGCAGAGAACCCACAAGCACCATTAAATGTTCCACAAGAAGCCCCATCTAAAGTGAATAATCCCCAGGATAGTATTAAAAGCACTAATTCTAAACCAATAAATTTATAGTATGTTGGAAAAATTCCTCAAAAAAATCGGTGTTGCATCTTATCAGGAACTCAACGAAGAAGAGAAGGCTACTTATCGTGAATGGGAACTTGCTTTAAGTGGAAGAAAATTGACAGATAAGGATGTGGAAGCATGGTTACAAAATGAATTGGACACAGCTGTTACACGTGTAACGGATGTAGATTTAAAAAAAGAAGATGAGATTTTTAGGAAGGTAGAAATAAGGCTTATCAGGAAAATTCAAGGATTCTTGAATGGACCAAAGGTCGAGAAGGCTTTTGCAGAAAAATCAATCGAGCAATTAGTAAAATAATACAAATATTATGGAAGAAGAAGTAAAAGTAGAAGGTGAAGTAGTAGAAACTCCTGTTGAGGCTCCCGTTGAGGAAGTAGCTGCAGAAGTTGTAGTTGAAGCCCCAGCTGAAGAAGTTCTTTAAATTTAAATAGGGTTATAACACCTTACCAAAAGTTAAATTATTAGTAATGCCAAACTCCGCAAGGAACGGCAGAACAAAAAATTATGGAAAATGATGCAAACTCTGTAGATAACACAGTTGAGAACGCTAACGCTAACTCTCAAGAAGCTATCAAAGGAACGCAGGAGACTGACAACTCCACAAACACAACAGTTGATAATGTCGGTCAATCAGTTGATTACGCAACAAAGTTTAGCGAGTCGTCTAAAGAAGCTCTCAGACTCTACAAAGAGAATGAAGAACTACGAAAGGCACTTGAGCTAAAAGACAACGGGCAAGAACAACCTGTTCAAACCCACAACACAGATAATTTCTATCCTGGTTTTGAAGACCTTGATGAAGATGCCAAGAATAACCTAATTGCTTATACAAATACTGTTACAAAACGAGCCAAAGAGGAAATCTATAAAGACCCTGCTATTGCCTTCGCCAAGAAACAATATAATGAGCAAGTATGGGATTCTGCATTTCAGAAAGCAATTCAAGAATATCCAGAATTAGCTGATACTAAGACGGAATTTAAGAACAAGTATTTTAATGTAAATAATGTTCCTGAGAATATTGAATCTATATTAAAAGACGTTGCTAAAATTCATCTCTTTGATAAAGCTAAAGAGATAGGGGCTAAGGAACAAGCCGAGAAATCAAACCGCATTGACTTGGAACGTTCTACTTCAGGTTCAAAAGACCCACAAGTAAGACGAACACTGGAAGACTGGAATCGTATGGCTCAGGAAAATCCAAACGAGTTCAGGAAACTTTCAAAAGAGTTTAATGACGATATGGCTTCTGGTAAAATCTAAAGCTAACGCTTGAAAAAGCAAAATTATTTGTGTCATTAATAGATTATAACTTAATATTATTATGGTACAAATTATAACACCAGTAATGGGTGCCTTTACACCAGTAAAGTACTCATTGAAACTTGTAGAATTACTCTACAATGACACAATCTATCCTCAAGTCACTAATACATCTTATGAAGGTGCTATTAAGGATTCTGGAGACAGAGTTCGTGTTCGTACAGCAGGTAAGATTTCTCTTTCTGTCTATACAAAGGGTATGCAGCTTGTTAAACAAGAGCTTACACCTACCTATGAAGACCTCATAGCGGATAAACAATATTACTTCTCCTTCGGAGTTGATGATGTTGATAAATTCCAGAACGATATCAACGCAATCACAGAATATGCTTCTAACACAAAGAATGATATTTCTGAATTGATTGATGCCGATGTTCTTGCTTATATGGCAAAGAACGTAAACTATACCAACGTACTTGGTACTACCTACTCAACTGGTACAGCAGAAATTGCTACAGGGACAGGAGTAGTTACAGGTAATGGTACTACGTTTACAGCAGCAATGGTTGGAGGTTTCTTCAAGCATAATGCTTCTACCAAGACTTTCTTGGTTACAGCATATTCATCTGCAACAGCAATAACTGTTGTTGACCTTGATGGAGTTGCTTACACTGGTGGTGCATTAGCAGATGGTGCTTACGCTATTTATGGTGCTACAGCAACATCAACCACCAAATCAACTGTCTACAAAGGATTAGTTGACCTTTCAACGAAGCTAAATGCTTCTCTTGCTCCTCGTGAAGGAAGATTCATAGTTGTTAACTCAGCTCTTGAAGGAATCCTACGACAGGCTCCAGAATTCATTCCAGCAGTTGAGTCTTCTTACTCTAAAGTAGTAGAAAAAGGTTTGATTGGTATGATTGCAGGATTCAAAGTAATCTCAAGCGAATTAGTAGCTGGTAATAATACCACTGGTTATTGGTACGTAGCAGGTACTAAGGATTACTGTGCTTTCGCTCTTCAAATCTTGAAGACTTCAGTTGTTCCATCTGAGATGGACCCTGACTCATTTATCTCAACCTGTAAAGGTTTGGTTACTTGGGGAAGAAAAGTTTTCGAAGGAAATCGTGCAAAAGGTGCTGTCGCAAGATGGACTATTGCTTAGTGTTTCTCCTCAGCTCCTTACGGGGAGTTGAGATGGGAACATTACAAATTAATTAAAATAAAATGGCAGGATTAACAACAATACAAATACTTTCATTAGCT